CTGCCGTAACGAGGGTGCTGGCCTCCATCTCGTCCGCAAAGTCGCGGATATTCTCAGCTGTCAGGCCGGCAGAGCCCCCGGTAGCCCGAAGAACCCCCTGGAGCCGCGCAAAGGCTTGCTCGGCTGACATTGCTTCACGAACGCCACCAGCCAAGCCAGCAGCAATGCCCCCGATCCCAACGACCGCCGCCGCTGCAATCGGGCCGAATGCTGCTACCCGAGCCGCAAGACCGCCGAACGGGCCAACGCTGGCCGTGACCCGGCCAGAAAGATCGTCAAATGCCTCGCTAAGGAGCCCAGTCGCCCGAGCGGCCGGAGCGGTGGCGCCCGCAATCCGAGCTACCGCCTCCCGTCCCGCATCGCCGAAAGACTCCAGCTTCCGAGTCGCCTCCTCCGCATTGCGGATGGCGATGCGGATGGCGAACTCACGATCGGCCATGTGGTTCGCCCGTGCATTTTGTCACTTACCGCCGGCAAAAGCCGAGCGCATCATGCCCTCACCCACACACGGAGGCTTTGATGCTCAGATACCTGCCAATGATTGCAACGCTCGCACTCGCCGGGTGCAGCGGCAGCAACTATGCCTGGGAACGCCAAGGCGTTCAGGCTTCGGCCGACCATCCGGATTTCAAAGAGTGCAGCTATGAGGCCACGAAGGCCACGGCAGGCATGGGCGGACCGCTCGGTTATGCCGCTGGCTACGGGGCCGAGATGGTCAAGCAGTGCATGGACCTCAAAGGCTACAAAGTCGTCGAGGTGCCCTAACCAGGTCTCACCTGCGCTCTCCGGCGCCGCTCAAGCTCAGCCCATGCCTGCGTCATGACGTTAAAGGCGGCCATAACGCCCGCCGGCTGTTGAGCTGCACCGCCCGCAAAGGGCAAATGACCTCGGCCCATGCCATCGCCACGGTACTCCTGCCACAGCTCCAGAAGTGCGGTGTCCTCTTCAGTCAAATAGCAATTTGGGTGCGCGCGAAGATTCGGCCAACCCAGGAAACCCAGCCGAAACGAATCTTCGAATGGCTCTTCCGGCGTCGAGCCCTCTAAGAGTCGGACGGAGTCTGGTTCTGAGAGGCACCAGACTCCGAGTCGGAGTTTTTTGCCTGCTCCTCCTGCGGAGACATCAACCGATCAACCTCGCCGCTGATCGCCATGTAATCGCCGAACGGAACTCGCCTCATCAGGCTTGGGTCTGGCCCGTCATGTGCACGCCGGAAAGGCGGTAGGTTTTCGCCCTCCCACCCCCTGGCAAACAGCTTGAAGGCTGCCATCCCAGAAACTTCTCGAAAGCTCTCATTGTCCGAAACACGATCGCTGTAGGGCTGATATTCAGCCGCACTCTGGTCGGCGATAACCTCTAGCTCAGGCCGCATCTTAAGGGCTTGGCGCCATTCCTGATCAGCCTCGTCCGACTTCTCGGCCTGCCAACGTTCAATCGCGGCTTGCAAGCCGGCCTTGTATTCATCGACGTAGCCGAGCCAACGCTCGCGTTCCTCCCGCTCCTCATCAGTCTCATCATCACGTTTCAGGACCGCATCAATGCCTGCCCGCAGCGTGGTGGCAAGCTCCGTCGCGGTCCATACGCGCCCACCCATGCGACGTATTTCCTTGCGCCATGCCGGGCGGTCATACACCGTCGGCACCCGCAAGAGATAAGTCGGCCCATCTGGGCGGGGCTGGAACCGGACAATCTCGTCCGGAGAGCGAAGAACTGACATGCTAAGCCTTCACGGCTTCCTTGGCAGCCCGCGAAACCGGCGCGTCGAGAACCCCGGCAGCCTCGGCCGGAGCCGCGTCCATGCTGGCATGGTCATGGCTCAGCCAGCGCTCATCGCGTTTATCGCTTTGCTCAGCCATGAGGCTGCGGGCATGCCCCTCGTCACGAGCGAGGACGAGCTTGGGAGTCTTGGGCAGGTCCTTAAGACCGGTGGCAACAAAAGCTCGCATAGCAGTTCCTCAATAGAAGGTAACGAACAGGTCGTTATCGGAAGCATTCAGGCGGAATGGCAGGCTGTCGTAAGCAAAGCCTTCCACGTCCTCGTCTGCAACACCAGTGTAGACGAGGTTGTCGATGAGAAGCGCAACGCGGTTGCCGGCCGTGGCGCCCCAATAAGCGGTCATCAGGGTCTCGGCGCCGGTCTTCCAGGCCTCAAAACTGTTTCGCACGCTCTCCAGCTCTTTCGGGAGAGAGAGCGTGCCACCGATCCGGCGCCGGGTGATGCCTGCCACGTCGTAGCCGAACTCCGCCGACGGGTCCGACTCCATGGTCATCTCGTTACCGAGATCGATGGTAAAAGTGTTAACGCGAGCCTTGAGCTGACCGACGTGAATGAAAGCGCTCAGGAGCGGCAAGGGACGCACGTCGTCATAAGTCGCCGTGCCCGGATTGGCCACATCGCTAGGCGCACCCAATGCGCCGCGAGCCGTCACGTCAAAGTAGGTGCCCTGGCGGGGCTGGAGAGTGAAGGCGACGTTGGCACAGGCGCCAACAATCTTCTCCAGCTTGCTGTTGCCGGCGTCCGCCCGATGCAGATACCGAGCAATGGTAGCTGTCTTCAACGTGCTCGACTGCGCGTGATAGCGGACGTTCGCCGGGATGCTGTATGTCGTCGTACCGTTCGGAGTAACGGTCCAATTTGGGCTGACCGTCGCGATCTTCGTTGTGCCATTGTAGCCGGTGATGATGCGGGTCTGTCCAGAACCGGTGCCACCGGTAGTGGTCAGCGGGACTCCTTTATAAATGTCATCGGTCGCACTGGCGCCCGATGCCAGTGTCAGACTTCCTGCGGCACCCGCCTGCGCTGTCCCGGTCGCTGCAACGCCGAGCGTCGTCGGTGCCATCGTGGCGATTTGAAGGATAGGATCAAACTCAGGCGCCGTGCCGGCCACGCCGGAGCCCTTGAGGTAAATCCGGCCGGTGAAATTACGCCACCCGCCAGCAGGGATCGGCGCGCGGGCGTCGAGAGCGCCAGTGACCTCGTTAGTCTCGACCGTCTGCAGCTCAGCCGGGCTTGCGGGGTTCTCGACGAGGATTGCATCGGACAATGCAGGCGACGAGTCAACGCCGGAAGTCGTCTCCAGCTTGACCAGCAGCAGCTGATTTTGGGTGCGATACTGGCTCATCGCTGTACTTCCTGAGCGTGCGGGATGGGGGCGCCGAGCGGCGCCGGGACTGACAAGTAGCCGAGAAGAAGGTCGCTATTGCGTCGAGTAAGGGTCTAGTTCCGCCTCTTGGCGGACAACAACAAAGCCGACGACCATTCGGCCATATGACGGCCCCGGTTCTGCCCGGAACGCCGGCTCATCTGCTCCGGCAAACTCGATCTTGTAGACAAGGCCACCGAGCGTGGGGTTGGCGCCCAGGGCCGCCCGAATGTTGCCGTACCACTCGGAGGCGCGGGGACCACATTGCTCTGGGCTGGTGGCGTTGAAGCGGGCTTCGACGGCCACCCCCTGGCTTATGAACAGAACCCCAGCTGGAGACTCCAGAACCTCGTCGGCCCCATCAAACATGATGATCGCCGGCAGCTCGGCCTCTGCTAAAGTATCGTAGAAATTACGCCCAAAGAAATTGACGCCCGTCATTACCCTAAGCTGAGCATCGAACCCGGCCAGAGCCTGTTCCTTGATAGTGATTGGCATCAAAGAACCCCGCGGCGGCCGAGTTCGGTAACGAAATTCTCGCCAAGCCGTTGCTCAACGAATCGTCGGACCGGCTCCAAGCTGAAGCGGCTTCTCATCCGAACACTGCGGACCAGAACGAATACCGGAACCCAAAGAGGGCTTTCGCCCGTGCCCGCCTTGCGTTTGCTCGCAACGGCCACACCACCAGTAAGTCCACCCGGGCCAGACTTCATGCCTGTCAGGCGCGCCCGCTTGGCCACCAATAACGGCGGACGGCCGGAGCGTGCCACATAGTGGAGGTCCTGGTTGTTCAACGTCTCCCATGCCTCAGGAGTGATCCGCTGCCTTGTCGAGCGCCCTGTAGCCGACATGCCCCGGAAATACCGTCCTGCCGACGGCAGAGGGATGGCCAAAGGCCCTTGGATCGTTGTTCCTGTCTCGAAAGCGGCGAGAACGTCTTCTTCGCCCCTGCGCCATCTGGAATACAAGAGAACCACCAACGGCTTAGTCGGATGAGGATACCGCCGATCGGTCAGGGCATTGGAGGCGCGGCGACCGAGAGCGCTGGCAATGATGCTTCGCGCTCGAAACTTGGCTTCCGTCGCAGTCTGCTGGACAGCGACATCGGCTGAATCTTTCAGGCCGAGAGCGTCGCGGTCGAACATTCGGGCGAAGTTCGCCTCGGCGCCACCATCTCGTGTAATTTCTATGCGGAAGACACATCACCCCCGGTAGGCGTCGAATAGCCAAAGAATGCCCAGGTCATCCTGACGAGGCGGGTTCGAAAAGGTGAAGGTTCCGCCTTCGTAAGCAATCGTTGCTCCACGCTTCGGATCAGAAAGTCCCTGTGCCGCGAAATCGCTCTTGCGAAACTGAAAACGCAGCACGTCGTGCGCGATGTCAGCATGACCCATTTCCGAGACGTCATCCCGACTACCGACAAGCGCCTTCAGGACCGCCGAGTCACCACCTCCGGAAGAGGTGTATGTGACATCTTCCCCGGCCGTATCGAATAGATGGTCAAGCATCACCGCGATCTGTTCGCGCATGCCCGCTTAACCGCGCGGAGCGCCGCGCATCGGCATGCAATAGACCGAGCCGGTCGCAGTTGATGCCGCTCGCAGTGAGATCGTGCTGTCACTGCTTTCCAGCATAAACAGCTCTTTCTCCCCGGCCACGAGCGGAATAGCGGTGCCGTCGTCTGTTGCTGAGCTGTCGTTAGGGCAGACGAACACAGTAACGTTCGTTAGGTTCTTGACGAGAACAGCGCCAGCGCCAGAAAAAGCCGCGCTTCTGCTGCCTCCCGTGACAGGCGTGATTTTCTGCCCCTCTTCCCAGTTCGGGGCGAATACAGACGTGGAGCCGCCGCTCTGAGACGCGACGGTTTCCAGGTAATTCGTTCGGGCCATGATCTGGTCCTAGGACGCGGCCGAGCCGCCTTGCGGCAAAGCTCGGCCGTCCATCAGGTCAGCTTCGCGAAGGCGACGGTGCGCGGACGCGAGTTGAAGTTGACCGGGTTGGTCTGTGCCTCCAGATGGCGCAGCACGTTCCGGCCACCGTCGTCCCACTGCTTTGCATAGCGCGGCAGGCCGAGGGTGTTCACCGTCTCCATGTAGGGAGCCGGCGCATACCAAGTCTGGAACAGGTTCGGCACACCGAGCGGGAAGAAGATCGCCTCGTCGTCGCCGACGAACTTCTGCCCGTTCACATCACCCGGGTACTCCTCCACGGTCACGCCAAACAGGCTGACCTGCATGCTAGCGGCCGGATTGTTGCTGACCACCTGCTGACGCAGCTGGGCGGCATCCGTCCCCTGGAAGGTCGAGATGTACTGGGGATGCGCTAGCAGAGCTTCCATGAAGGCGTAACCACAGAAGCCGTGGATGCCGCTGAACAGCACGCCGCCAAGCTCGGTCCTGATCTGACGGATGATCGTGTTGAAGCTGGCCCGCAGCGCGCCACTAGCGGGGCTCGCGTTGGCCAAGTCCATATCGATCACGGTCTGCGCGCTCACACCGTGGATCGAGTAGAAGTCATGAACGACCGACACGCCGTCAGAGTCGTACACACGACCCTTGAGCGCGCCCATGCGGTGCCACTCAAGGGTCATGTCCAGATGCTGGGACATGCTGTCGAGACGATCGCGCAGAAGACCCTCGACCGTCATAACCTCGGTCTCGGAGCCGAAGGCGCGAATGCCCTGCACCTCGTCCGCATGCACCGAGTCCTGCAGCGCGATATGCGGAGCCGTGACGCTGATCAGCTCGCGCCTGTCGCGCGGCTGAGTGGGCGGCACGCCATTGCGAGGCGAGGTCGGCACCAGCATCAGGGTCTGGCCGACGCGCTCGATCATGGCCGAAAGCGTGGTCATCCCACGCTCCCGGAACAAACCGAGCTGGCCGATACGACCGGGCCTGAAGGGCACGTTGTTGATAGTCTGCGTCAGCGACGAGATGCTGAACGCATCATTGTTCATGATGTCGAGCGTCGGCATCGTTTTGTTCCTTAGTCCGGGATGATGCCGAGCGCACGGAGGCCGGTCTTACCGGTCTCCTTATTCGCTGCGGTGAGACCGGATTTCCACATGAGGTGACGACCATTCACGGTCGCGTCGCGAACGACGGCAGCCGACCGCTTGGCACCGGCGGAAGCATCGCAGTAATCGATGATGATGCCGCCGACAGTCTCGGACCCGTCCGAGTTGCCCGGGTCCCACGCCTTGGCAGCGCCGCGTGCCACCGGAAAGGCCAGCTTGTCGCCAGCCGTCCAGTCAGCAGCGCCATCGGCGATGGTGATGTCGATGCCGCCATTGGTATAGCGGGTGCCGACAGCACCGGTACCGACGAGAGCGCCGTCAGGAGCGCGGACCGTGAACGCGGCCGTGGCGCCAGTAGTCGTGAAGACAACCGAGTAGTTGCCAACACGAGCCCCCGCCCCGATCCCGTGCACCGTAATAGTGCCGTTACCAGTATTGCCCGAAGCCGCCGTCGGCTGGCTCAAGGCTGTCAGGAAACCGATCACCGTACCAGGCTGGAGCGTCTGCCCCGACGCGACGACGATGTTCTCTCGGCTGCGAAACTCGTTGGCGAGGCTAAGAATAAACTCGCCCGAGTGCATGCCCTCAGTGAGTGCCATGTCTGCTGGCCCTCCTTATGCGCGGTCAGGGAAGACGGCGCCGGGCGGCTGCCCCGGCACGGCGGGATCGCGAACGACACCGTCGCGCTGGGCCTGGGCCTGCGCAGCGTCATCCTCGAGCTTCGGACTTTCCTGGAAGCCGGAGCGATCCATCAGGGCCGACGGGTCGGGCTCCTGCTTGGCATCACGCGGGTCGCGATCCGCCTCCGCCTTCTTCAGCTCTTCCTTCTGCTGAACGCCCTGATCAAGAGCGCGCTGCTCCCGCTCGGCGTCTGCCTTCCGCGCCTCCTCAGCCGGGTCAGGCTGATTCTGAGCGTCGTTTTCCTTGGCCTCGGGCTCGCTGCCCAGACCTTTAACTCTCGCCATATCCGTATCCTCGGTCTGGGCGCTTAGTGAGACTGCCCGCACGCCTTGGCGCGGGCTTCGTAGATCGCGTGGTGGTTGATGGGCTTAGTCGCAGCCTTGACCGGACCGGCGGCATGCTGGGTGCTGACGTGCGTCTCTTCAACGACGGCCGCCTGCGCGTTCACCAGCTCCTTGCGGATGACGGCGGCCGGCTTCAGCTCGCCGTTCTCATCGGTGGACGCGATGAACTTGCCGGCGAGGTGCGGCACGCGAGCGAGCGAGCACATCTCGGCAATCTCTTCCGCGCGAGCCGCGAACTCGGCCTTGAGACGAGCCTCAGTGGCGGCCTTGGCCTCGGCGGCGCCTTCGCGCTTGGCCTGGGCGCGGACCTCATCGAGGTTCACAACAGATGCAGTGGTCTCGACAGAATCGACGCCCACGGCGGGCGCCCCCGTCTGGGCGTGCTTGTCCATCATCTCTGCCTTGGGGCTGACAGTGGCACGGCTGCGCGCGGCCCCGGACCGCGCAGTCGCGAGGCGCTTGGCGAGAGCCGCCGCAGCGCTGTCGAAAGTTCCGACCTCGTCGGCTAGCTTGGCGTCCTTGGCCTGCTTGCCGTAGTAGACGCCGGCCTCGGTCGCCCGAACGGCATCGGCATCCAGCTTGCCGTCAAAGGCGTGCCCCCGGTTCTGGGCCACGGCGCTGACGAACATCTCATAGACACGGTCCACGTCAGCCTGGAGGCGCTCCTTGGCCTCGTCTGACAGGGGCTCGTTCGGCGAGCCCTCGAGCTTGCGAGAGCCCGCGTAGACCGGCGTATACTTGACGCCGATCTTCTCGTTCATGGCGCTGCGGTCCGCGTGAACCACCATCACGCCGATGCTGCCGACTGCGGCCGTCTGGGTGACGAAGAGCCTCTCGGCGGCCGACGCCAGCCAGTAGGCGGCCGAGCCGGCCTTCTCGTTGGCGATGGCGTAGATGGGCTTGGTCTGCCGGGCTTCGACGATTTCCTGCGCCAAGTCGGGCAGCCCAGCCACCTCGCCGCCAGGGCTATCGATGTCGAGCAGGATGCCGCCCACCTGCGGGTCGGCCATCGCCGACCGAAGCATGCCGCGGATTTCCTGGTAGCTCGTGAGCCCGGACATGGCGTCCATGCCGGACGCGCGGTGGACCAAGGTGCCGTGGATCGGCAGCACCGCGATCTCTTTCGCGTACTCCAGCGACGGAGTCGGGCTGGGCTCGCGCGCCTCGAACACATACCCCGCCAGCTTTGGCAGGATGACTGACTCCACGATCGTCTCGGCCTTGGCCGGCTCGATCAGAAGCGGCGTGTCGAACACGCGGCTCATCAGGTCGGGTAGGCGCATGGCGCTTCTTTCGAAGGCGTGATAGGTATTTCCTGGGTCAAAAAAGACAGGCGGAGCCCTATGCACGACGGCTTGGCGAAGAATGTTGAACAGGCTCGGAAGGCGCTACTGAAGCTTCTGAAGGACGACAAATTCTCAGGTCAGAGTATCGCCCAGCAGAGATTGGCCGAAATCGACGAAACCAACCGCGATCTCAGGCTCGCTTTTGAGGCGCTGCGAGGCTCAATCGTGCCATTCCGCAGAATGCGTTACCTGCAGGACATGGAAGAGCGCCGCCAAGAACGACTAAATGCCTCTTCTGCCGTGAAAAGTGAAATGACGGAGCGCAATGCCGCCATCTACAATGCAAAGATGTCCGGCACGCCCGTGAAGGACATTACTCGCCAGTACGGCATCTCGCGCGCAAGGATAAGCCAGATTCTCTTCCGCGAAGAGAGGCGTCGGAAGAGGATGCCGCGGGCTTCTTCCCTGGAGGAGGCTATGCGCACCGCTGATGCGGGGCCATTAACACTCAACTCTCCAGCTGAAGATTTGCCCCTAAGCGTTAGAGCGAGAAACTGCCTTCGTAGCGGCCGGTGGCGAAATCCCATGACCATACGAGAGGTTCAACACACTCCTAACAACCATTTACTTAGAATAGAAAACCTGGGAAGCATTACGCTTGCCGAGATCAGGTCCATGATCCCCTACGTGGGGAGCGGCCAAGAGACCGCGACAAAGGAGTGAACAATGGACTACATGGAACTTCGTAACGCTTGCCTCGATGCGGTCACGATGGTGACGCAGGCGAGGCCGGAGATCACCTTCGAGATCGGCGATCTACGTTTGGGGCCGGTTGTCCGGTTGAGGAAGTATAACCGCCTCATCGAGCGCGTCTTCGGCCCAGACGAGTTCAACCAGTTGCGGCTGCCGGTCGGCTACGTGCTCCGCATGAGACTGAAC